CAATCTCATCACTATCTTTCCAATTAACTGTACCATCCTTCTTAGTATGTTGCATAGCAACTTGAAGGTCATCAATAATCTTTTGAGTTAGTTTCATACTTGAATTACCTGTGAAATTTCTGGCCACTGTGCTTGCAAGTGGGTTTCTATTCCTTGTTTAAGAGTCAAGGAACTCATGGCACATGATTCACATGCACCTAAGAGTTTAACAAATACAACTGGACCTTCTTCTAGATAGTCTATTGATATAAACTCTAAATATCCTCCATCTGCTTCGATGTAAGGACGGATCTCATTTAGAACATTGTTAACATTTAGATCTGTTAGTTCCATTTTTCTTTTTGTAAAGATCTGTTAGTTGTGCCTCTAGTACATATTCTATACTATCTAAGTTCTCACGTAAATAGTCTTCCCAATAATTATCTTCAATCAGATCATGAAGATGTGCTATATGCTCTAATGCATATACTATTTTTGTTTGATCATTCATTCTCATCTATCAACTCATTCAATTTAAATATACTTATGAGTTCTAAGTCTGCTCCCTTCATAGCAGTGTCAGCCTCACCTATCTTACATTTAGGACAGGGTGTTTGTCTATCTATGATACTAACAACACGATTTACAATATAATCAGCATCTCTGAGTTTCTCTACTGCCTTAATAGCAGATCCACCAGTGGTGATTACATCCTCTAATACAGTGATTTTTGTTCCTTTTTCTGGTAATGGTCCTTCTATCCACGCTTGAGTACCATGACCTTTAGGTTCCTTTCTCACTATCAAACCATTTACCATTCTCTTGTCTAAGGCAGACACTAATGCAACTCCACTTACTAAAGGATCAGCACCAAGAGTGAGTCCTGCAACATAATCAGTTTCAACATGCATCAACATCAATAAACTAGCAAGAGTAAGACCTCTACCACTTAATGTAACTGGTTTACAATTTACATAATGTTCACTAGTCTTACCAGAAGAAAGTTTAAACTCCCCCTTCCTATAAGCTTTCTTTTTTAAAAGTTCTAATAGTTCTTCTTTCATTGTTGATACTTAGAATTGTCCTTTGCCAGGTGTACTATTTTTGGTTCAAAATCACAATATTTATCAAAAACTTCAGGGTACGCATACTCAGGACCAAAAGTATGTACATCAAATTCTCTTTCAAAAAAATACTTATTGATCTGAGTTTCATCATGCCATACTGCAACTATATCTTTCTCCAAATCTCTGTTCACTCTTGCCTCTAACTCATCTATCATAGCTAAAGCAGAAGGAACTTTACCACCCCAGAAACAACCTTGCCAATATACAGGTGGTAAAGTTGATACATCAAAATATGCCTCTGACTTTTCATTAGTTTCATAAGCACCCGTCCCTTGTAAATGTGGTGGCATCTTTAGATAATGACAGGGGTGATGAACACCAAACAAGGGAACCTCATTAGTTGAAGCACCACAACATCTCTCAAGAAACTCCTCCTCTGTTACTGTGGCAACAGGTAGTGCGTCAGCATCTATAAAAACAAACCAATCATTCTTTTTAATTTCTTCTTTTGCCTTGTTGATAATCTCAAATCTCTTTAAAGTTATGTAAGGCCAAGGTAAATGCTCTTGATGGTATACCTTTAGATTATCAGGAGTATCATTTAATTCACCATCAGTAAATGCTAGTATGGTCTTCTCACTATTAGGAAGAAAATACTTTTCAATATTTTCATAGTACTGTGGTAGATAATCAAGATACCTATTAGTACCAATAAACGAAATTGCTACTTTCATTCTTTAGTAAATACAAAACTTGCCACACCCAAATTACATGAATGTGAAAAACGATCATCTCTACTATAATTATACTCCGAAGTTAAAATAAGTCCAGACTCCTCACCCATTCTAACAATATCTTCTGGTATTATAAACTCTCCTATGACAGTTTTATCATCACACTGAATATCAGAAAAGCAAATAAAATATCCACCTGGTTTCATCACTCTTTTAAGTGCCTCAAAGATGCTTCTCCACCCTTTATTAGGTGTTTGTTCATCACCACTATCATTAAAATGAGTTACTGCACATCCATCCATAAAAATATCAACAGAATTATCCTCATACTCTCTTACAAATTCTATGGCATCCTTTGTCACCATTACAGCTAAACTTTGATATCCAAAACTCCACGGTTTTACATCAACCCCAACCACATCATATCCTCTATCTGCGATCATATGAGAAACAGGTCCATCACCTGCTCCCAGATCAACAACTCTCATTCCTTTTTTCGCAAGTTTATCAAATATAATCATGGAACCTGCCCATTTTATGGTAGCATCATCATTACTCCATGTTCCACTAGGGTGTTTATACTCTTCTATGAGTCCTTGATCATCTCTATATCTACAGAGTAAACCTTGATCTTCTGTAGTGAGTATTTTATTTTCTATGTTCATATAACTTCCCAGTGATCTAGGTATAGATCTTTAATATCTAGGTGTGCATTATTAGGTCCGAACCAAACAGAGGGAGCAACCACCTTTTGAGAATTGGCCAACCATGCACCCCACCAACTGAAAGAACTATTAGCAATAATATGTCCCTCACATAAAGACATCAAACACATATCAACATAAGGACTATTACCCTCTGCTACTAAAAATCTATCATCAGAAAATAACTCTTGCTTACTACACCACTCAGGATCATCTGAGAATATAAGAACAGGAACCTCCATAGGGAACTCTGCTAACGCTTTCTCATAGTAATCAAGACCAAGGTTATGATGATTGGCAGAGTTTATTAAAAAATCTCCTCTTCTAATGTGTAATGATAATGGTGGTTCTCCAAACTCATCCATCATCTCCTTACAAGGAATTAAGATATCATCCTTAAATCTAAAGTCCTCTCTTATCTCTTGCTCAATATTCTTAAAATATTTTTCTGTCTGAAAGAACCCGTGAAGACATACCCAATCAGGACAGTTATTGAATAAGTTCTCATTAAAATGAAAAGAACCTTCCTGAACTACAGGTCGATCCCCATCAATCAATTGAACATTCAAATCATTAAAATTTTCAAGAACAAATGGTTTGAAAAGTTCTATGTGCAATCTATTTCCTAGACCATCCTCAAAGATTTCATTGTGATTGGGGATACAATAATTATATCCATTATTATTTGCTATACCTTTTAATGAAGCATATTGGAACATCTGGTTTCCCAGTTGTCCCAATTTACCAAGAAAATTAAAACCAATCATACTGTTGCAACTGCTTCAACAACTTCTTTTGCCATCTCACCTATAATCCAATTATAAGTTTTGCGTATACCTTCTTCTAAGGTCATTTCATAATCCCAATTTAGTTCTTTACGTATAAGATCATTATTAGAATTACGTCCACGAACACCAAGAGGTCCATCAATATGGTTTTTACTTATATTTTTACCAGCAACTTTAGCAGCGGTATCTACTAATTGATTAATGGTAACCATCTCTTCTGAACCAATATTAACTGGTCCTATAAAGTCAGAGTCCATGAGTCTTCTTGTTGCTTCAATACACTCATCTATAAAGAGGAAGGATCTTGTTTGCTTTCCATCTCCCCATACCTCAATTGTATCGGTATCTTCCGCATACGCAACCTTTCTGCATATTGCTGCTGGAGCTTTCTCTCTACCACCGAACCAGGTTCCTTCTGGTCCGAAGATGTTGTGATAACGGGCAATACAAACAGGAATGCCATGATTGCGATTATAAGCAAGGTATAATCTTTCGGAGAACAGTTTCTCCCACCCATATTCGGAATCTGGTGCAGCTGGATATGCGGAATCTTCACGGCAATTAGGATCGTCAGGATCTACTTGGTTGTACTCAGGATACATACATGCGGATCCAGAGTAGAATATCTTTGTCTGGTAATCTAACTTAGGTCTATTACATACAGTATACTCTTTTACTTCACCATCAAAAGTTTCATTTAACTTACGTTGTTCCTCAAGAACATTCAAGTTTATAGTGCAAGAATTATGCATGATCTCAGCATCATTCTCACCTGTAAACACAAATCCTGCACCACCCATGTCAGCAGCAAACTGATAGATCTCATGAAAGGGTAAGATGTATTGATAAGGAACCGAGTTATGAAAGTTTCCTTGATCTCCTTTGAACTCTAGGACTTTTTTTACAAAATTTACATCACGAAGATCTCCAGTAATGAACTCATTAGCATGTGTACTAGAAAATTCAGGATAGTGAAGATCCACTCCACGTACCCAATAACCCTCAGATTTCAATCTCTTCACCATATGGCTTCCTATGAAACCACCTGCACCTAACACAAGGGCAGTTTTTTTATATTGAGACATAATTAGTCACTATAATATTTGAATTGTTTTGGAAATTGAACTTTAAGAAAATGAATTAAATTATCAACTGTCTTTTCAAGATCTGCATCACTATCACCATGATGACACTTAGGATGTGCCTCTGCTTCTAATGCCTGTAATCTTTTTTCAACCTCGACATCATACTTAGACATCGATGCACCTGTTGCAGACTTTGCTGCTTTTCCTTTTGCTGCCATGATTTTAAATAGAATTCTACGTTTATTTAGTAAGCACTTACTTCATCTTTAGTGTAACAAGGAACACCATCAGGATCAAGCCACTTAGTATATTCAAAGTCTTCCATAGCAGTGGTCAACTGCATGGCATTATCACACAGATACATATCCTTGTATCTTCTTGTGTAATTATCCATCTTTTGGATACGATAGTCTGGTTTACCATTATCTAGAGTTCCTGTCTCAACATAACGATAAGGAAATCTTTCAAGTAGAATTGTCATTATACCTCTGCTCCTACTAAATCTTCAGCAATACATTCTATGATAGTATTATAATCAGCATCTGGATCCTCACCTGAAAGATTTACTAATCCTTCACCAACATAATAACGTTTTATTTTCTTATAAAGTTTTGGGTTTTTTACATCTAGATAAATTTCTTTGTTTGCAGCGGCACGTAGAGTGCCTATGTCTTTCTTGAATTTAGATGTCAGAGTCATTTGTCTGATAGATTTACAGGATTATTATAAAGGATGTATTGGGAAAAGTCAAGTCCTTACCACAATATCTCCATCATCATCCTCATCATCCTCCTCAGTAAGTTCATCTATCCTTTCTTGTAGTGACTTATATATTGGATCAGACTGACCCTGTTCTTTAAAGTTTACAACCATTAACTCATCACCAGGTTTAACCTCAAGTAACTCTGGATGAGGTATTTTTGTTATTGTTTTTTTACTTTCAACATAATTATTATTTACTTTTGAAATATCACTTATATTTTTCCACATTAAAGCAAACGCTGCTCCTGCTAATGAAACAGAAATCAAAATAAACAGTAGTGCAAATAGAGTTTCCACTTATTTAATAGGTATCAACCTATTTATTCATCCCATGCCTTTCTTTTCCAATCAGCATACATTTGTCCATAGATCATCCCCTCATCTGCTTTTATAGATCTACCTTCAAGAAGTTCTATCTGTTGTTTAGATAGATTATTTAATACCATCCTCTTGAGATAATCATTTTCCCAACCAGAGATGTGCTTAATATATTCTTTGGTCATTTCTTTTTCCTCACTGGCACATCAATCTTCCAAGAACCACCATCTAGTTCAACCATATCAAAGTTTTTCTTAAACTCTTTCTCTCTTTCTTTTCGTTCTTTCTCCTTTGTCAATTCAATAGTTTCAATTGTTTTAGAACCATATTCAGGTATGGTAAATCCAAAAGATCTACATTCCTCTGACTCTGATAGATCTATACCACAATCTTCAGCATAGTCCCAGATGACCTGATCTACCTGGCCATACACAGAATCAAAGGTCAATCTCTTTCTTAAATCATTTGCGATGTTATCCACATGCTCATCATCCAAATCAACTCCACATGGTCGTGCCTTAACAAGTTGGTTAAGATTGATCACGATCTTACATTCATTGTAAATTGCCATAATTAATTAGAGAAAAGTTTTTTGATTGGTACTTGCCTTACTTTGTCTATGACATCATCTAGTATGTCAGTTTCTACTTGATCTTTAATCTGATCAATAATATTCACATCAAGGTGCATAAATGGAGGAATAATTCCAAGTATGCGAAGCAATCCATCAAGGAATAATGCAAGACATGTGAATCCAAGGATCATACTAATAATCGTTGCTTCACGATTATGTTTTGCCATTGATGCTTCATCAATTCTCCTTGCCTCTTCAACTGCTTCAGCAATCATTGCATCAATTTCTGCTTTAGTATAGCAGATTTTTTTGATGGTGTCTTCTGTCATCGAACTTCAAAGTCTAATTTACGGACTTTGCGTTTACGTCTTTGTTCTTGCCATGCAAGATCTTCTGAGGTAAGTCCATCCTTTTGTTTACTCTGATTAGATCTTACCACTATGATACTAGTTAGGTCAACCGCACTAAACGAATCACCTGTTACGGTCAACATGTTAGGACATCCACAACTACTAGTTTGTGATCCTCCTGCCACCTCAGTGTTACATTGTTTACATCTTACTACAATCATTTTTCTTTCCTCATCATACCATCATACCATAACTTAAAAGCATATGGAGTCCACTGACCATACCCTGATCTAGAATTATTATTTGCTTGATTCATAATATCATAATTACTAGATTTTACACTAGCATCTAATATAGAATCAAACTCAGAGTCATTAAAAGTTAATGACTTTGCATAATCCCAGAAAGGAGTATTGTATTTAGAACCACAATTATAATGCCACAGTACGAAGTTTTGAACCTGTTTTATATATCTTCTAACTTGATTAGAAGCATCTTTTACTCCATTATTTAAAACAAATCTTGCCAACTCAATATAAGTTTGAGTAGAAGATGACTCAAGAGGGTCTAAAAAGAACAATCTATTACCATTAAGAACTATTCTATCATCAATAACAGCATTTTTTGCTACATAATTCTTAAAATTAACATGATGCTTTACTTCAATATCAAACATCTTTAAAAAATTATCCTGAGCAACCACTCTAGAAGTTATATTACTATTGTAACAGTATCCAACACAATAATCATGTGATGGTGATTTTGAATGTGTGGGTATTACAAACGTCCAACCATCAGGGGTTGCAACATGCCTACTCCAAAATGCTTTAGATACATTCCACTTAGGTTTTCCTAGAATACAAGCATTAATAGGATTAATAAGTTCCTCATACTCAGAATAATCACCTGGTTTTCCTCTACAATCAAAGATAAGATCAGAATCTATGGTATTAATATCATTAACATCACCCTCAATAACCTTGAATACTCCAGAATCTATGACATGTTTCTGCATTTCCCAAGGACAGTAATGCATAGCCATACCATCCGCAGGAAAGGCATGGAATACTTTATCATTTACTTGACCCCACCCTTCATATAATATACCACTCTTGAATGTAGCATTAATTTGATTATGATACCAATCAAATCCTGTTGCGTTCCACAACATTCTAGGAGGGTCTAAAAGAGTTGCTTGACCCACTCTCTCAGGAGGTATTTCTGGATTATAAATCAACTCTACTTCATCTTGACCATACCAACCAAAATATAGTGCGGTAAAAACTCCAGCGTTCCCTCCACCAACTACACTAACTTTCCTCATCCGTGGGTTCTAATGAAAGTATTTCTAAATCTTCAGAGTCCTCATCAAGATCTATCCACTCTTGAAACTCTTCGTATATTGCTTTCACATTCTCCATAGGAATATCAGAATTAATCATATCCATAGACCAATTTCTCGCATCTACAACAAGATCGTCACTCGTTTTCTCCATAGTAATCTTTTCTGAAATATCTTGAGAGGATGTTACTATTATAGTATTTTGGTGTTCCGTCGTCAAGTTGCTCTGTAAGAACTCCGTGTGCAAAGAGTTGTCTAGTTTCCTCGAAGTTTGTTTTTCCTTTTGTAGTATGTAAAGATAAGATAGTTCTACTAAAATTTTCTCTGCCAATCTTCCCAATTTCCTCTTTAAGTTCTGGACAAGACCCATAATACTTTTTCCAATCAGATTCAGATTTTACTTTGCGTTTCTTACCCTTTGGGGTTCTAAACTGCCAAAAGTATTTACGTCCTATATATTCTCTTCCGTTCTTATTGTTTAATATACTATACACAAACCCATAATATTCTCCTAT